TAGTAGGATAAACAGAGGCAAAGAACGAGTCAGCAATGTGATTCGGGACGAATGCGAACTCGTCGAGAAAGATGATGTTGAACGACATACCTCTGACAGCACTCGCAGATGTAGATGCTGCCAATATTTTACTGCCATTTTCTAACTCCAATGAACCTTTGTTCCATGCTATGATACCCTGCTGCATCCACTTTGGTAGATTTTCGTAAGCAGTTTGTAACCTGCCGAGAAGTTCTCTAGCAGTTGCTGCTTTGTTAGCAAGAATGCCAATATTTACATTGTCATTGAAGACAGCATAATGTAGCAGAAAAGAAACCACTGTAGTGGATTTACCAGTCTGACGTGGCATCTTACAGATATTGAATCTGTTATTGTGAAAGTTCCTGATTAGTTTCTTCTGAAACTTGTACATATCAAATGGTACAAGACCTTCATCAAGAGAAACAATCTTTACATATTTTGCTGCAAAATATACAGGATCTTTTTTACACTTAATAAATTCGGCAACTTGTTCTTTGGTAAATTGAATCGGCGTATTTGCCTTTTTTAAATTCGGATTACCAAGATATACATCATCAGGCATAAAAAATCATCCAAACGGAGCTACATTAGTCGCGTATACGTCAGCACCTGATGAATATATTAAATCAGTATGCTCTTTACGAATAATTAATGGATTGTTTCCTGCCATGTGGAAACTTCCATAAGTTACTCCAGCACCAGTTCTTACTTCCACTAAACGGTCGGATGAATGACTATGCTGAACCATGGCATATTTGGCACCAACGCCATCACCACCAGGAACTGTTGTTCCTAATCCAGCATTTACTTGTGTGGATTCACCTAAAATTTTTACTATGTTAGCCATGTTAGCAATTCCAAGCTCTAAGGGACTTATTGATCCTGCTATCGGGATCGTTAGCAGTTTTTGAAGAAGTGAGTTTCTTCTTCATACCTTTCATTCTCGCACAAAAACTTGCTCTACGAGGGTTCCCAACTTTTTTTGAAGGTGCCTTAAGATCGCTTCCTGGGTTCTCACGCTCATACGACTTCCTCCCCTTCTCGTTGAGTCCACCTGACTTATTCTTTCCTGCCTTTCTGGTCCATGCTGCTGCTTCATCTACTTTCTCCACTTCTTCTTTTTTAACACAGTTTGGATATCTCTTACCAAACATTGTCTTCATACCTTTCTTCTCATATCCCTTCCAGCACTTTTCACCGAGAAGTTCGGATGGTGAAAGAAGACTCTCACCAATCTTTGTGGTTACTTTTTTCTTTCCATCTGACGATGGAACAAATTCACCAAACTCACCCATGGACTTGTCTTTTTTATCGACATCACCACTTACGTTGGTATCAATTCTTTTTACTGCTCTCTTAACAAGTTTTTTCAGTCCATTGGATGGAACTTCGACATCGGAAGATAATCCTTCAGTAACATCTTCTTTTGCCATCTTAGTGGCAGTGGCATACATCACGGACTTATAATCATCACCATAACGTGCTTTGAAATCCTTAGCAGATTTCTTCATACCCTTCACATACTTTTCCTTATCTTTCTCTTCACCTTTACTTAGAGACCTCTCTTCAATTGCTTCCTCACCAACGGGAACACAGTTAGGAACCATACGGTTGCCTTTCTTTTTTAAACCCTTAGCGGTATATCCCTTCCAGCACTTTTCATCAAGTGCTTCTTCCTTGTTCAGTTTTGGAAGTTCTGCAGTCTTGCCAAGTTTTCTCTTAGCAGCATCTCTTTCACCACCGACACCACGTTGCATCAGTGCTCTCATTTTTTCTCTTCTCTGCTTTACCTTATGTGCAGAAGAGTCAATCGTCATGTTGGTCTCTTCGGTCTTCACGTTGATTGCCTTCCCTTTTCTATCTGGATTTGGATCTTCACGATTCTTACGACGAAATGCTGCTTGCTCCTCATCTTTGGAGAGAGCACGCTTCATTTTACTGGAACCACACTTTGGTTTAGTGGTTTGTCCTGGTTGCTTGGCACATGGTTTTCCTGCGTATTTGCCACCCAGTTGAACCCAACCAGGCTTGCCATCAGAAGACTTACTCTTGCTAAACCAGTCACGCAGAGAAGAATCACCACTTTTGTTTTCATTCAATGCCATTGTCTGCAACAGGGTAGTATAACTTATTTATTTCTTTTCGTCCATTAGACCTTGCTTAATAAGTTTTTGCAACTCAGCAGTGGTTCCAACAATCAAAGCGTTATTGGTTACATGAGATGGACCTTTCTTATCCTCTGCATTCAAATCTTTTAATTTTTTCTGCAAATCAATTAGTTTATCCGTCGCATCAGAAACATTCTTGATCAACTGTCCAGCAACTTCATATGCTCTGGGTGAGTTGGTTTCTTGTGCCAACTCCATCACACCATCTAGAGTTTCCTGACCTTTTTCAATAATAGAATACAATTGACCTCTACTGTATTGATAGTCCTTATCAATGTCAGTTTTGGTTAATCTATCAGGTTTTTCTTTTTTAACTGGTGTGGACTCTACAGTCTCAGTTGTTATATCTAAAGCTTCATCAATACCATCATATCCAGACATGATCAAATATCCTCTTGTTTAGTGGGACTATACTTCTTGGAGTCTTGGAAGAATTCGAATGTCTCTGAGAATCCGAAATCATCTGCAGGATCAGCATCAATTGGATCAGGAACTGCAGTATATCTTTGCTCCCTCTTGGCAACTGTCTGATCTGTATTTGTATACATATCGACTTGAACTTTTCTGATAAGACCATCTGAGGAGTCTGCGATTGGACCAAACAGATAAGTCTTGGCAGTAAAATCGAAAGTATAAATTAGTGACCTTCTACTTGTGAAGTCACCTTCATAGTCATCTTGCATGTTGATGCTATTCAACACCACGGGAATATCTTTCTTTTCCCCGATAGAAGAAACTAAATCAACTGTAAGATTAAAAGATGGTTGGAAGTATGGAAGAATCTGCTCTGTAATTTGAAGAGCGTCATCATTCAACTTGCAGAAAGCAGCGAGTTGAAAATTAATGTTATATGGAACAGGATGATAGACTTGTCTAACACCATTGCCGTCTGCGGCAACAGCTTTAAAAGTTTTAGTTACCGTCGTTTTTCTAGTAGGATCATATGAAATACCAGACATCTCAAATGACATTCTTGGCAAAGTAATTGCAACTGGTTTGCTCAGATCTGCTTGCTGTTGAATCTTGGCAAGGAACTTTTGCATTGGAGCATATGCCAATGGCACCTTGATATCATCAATAACGGTTCCACTATCGTCTCGTTTCTTAATATGGATGTTATTGAAAAGAGTACCGAAGGAAACAATGGTCCTTCTAATAATTTCGTGATAGTAGTATGTTCCTAACATTAGAAGTCACCAAATGGATTATTTTCACTAAAGTCTAAGATGCTCAAGCCCTCAGATTCAAATTCATCATTCTGATCAAATGGTGCGTCTTCATCATAATCATTGTAAGAAGAAACTTTCCATCTAGCAGAAGATGCAGCTCCAATAATTGCCTCACCAACTTGGAACCTTCCACTATTTATTCCAACCTTAAGAATCTTGGTATCGGCATTCCAATCTCTTACCTTAGCAGTTACAGAAGAAGCTTGTCCAACAATATTTTCATTATACTGGAAATTATTCTCTATCAGAGATCCATCTTCACCAACTCTCAATACATTGATGCTAGGTGCTTCAGTGTATGCAATTCCAGTATCAGAGAACAGAACATTTGTGAGAACACCATTGACAACAACTGATTCTGCTCTTGCTGGAGTAATTCCTGTGCTTGATCCAAAGGAAATAACTGGTGTGTTGAAATAATTGCTTCCACCATTAATAACACGGACAGATGTAATACCAGTGTCAGTAAGAACTGATGTAGCAGCAGCTCCAGAACCATAAACACCCTGACCACCAGGAGCAGTGTTAGCAATACTGGTAATTGTTACGGACGGTGGAAGAGTATATCCAAATCCAGGATTAGATATCAAAATTCTATCAATTGAATGAATACCTCTCCTTACAGTTGTAATAGCGACCGCTTCTGCCGTAGATCCAGGTAAAAGTGCAGGTGAATCTTCAATAGTAACTGTTGGTACTTGAGTATATCCAGCACCATCATCAGTCAGAACGATTTTCTGCAAAATACCAGTTCTTCCAAAGTTGTCAATTCTACAGGTAGCAGTTACGCCTTGACCAACAAGAGTGAGTTCTGTAATGTATCCAATCTCTTTAATTTCATCGTCGATAACTTCAATACTAGTGTCAATGTCTTCACCCTCATACTGGAAGAGTTCGCATTCTAGTTTGTAAGTATAGTTTGTTCCAAGTTGATAGAATGGTTGTTCATGTTCTACTCTTTTGATTTCAAATAATCTCTCACCAAGTGGGAAATAAACCAAGTCTCCCTCTCTTGGTCTGCTATCAATAAGCATCTGACTATCATCAACCTCTGCCATAAAAGGTTGGATGAACTCTTCAAATCTTTCTTTAGAAAGAGTCAAAGTAACTTCATTCTGAAGATTGATTCCAAACTTCGTCATAATGTCAGAACCAGGAGCATATCCCTCAAAGTTTTCAAGATACGCTTCAATGGCAAAGTTATCATCGAACTTGGAAGTTTCGATTTCTCTAATAATATTATCTTTACCAAGAACTTTTCTGGGAATATAGTAAATCTCTATCCCATATGTCTTTAGGTGTTCATTGATCAGATCTTGTAAAAGATACTGTTCGTTGGCAGAGCCTTGCAAAAAGAATGGATTGAGTGCCATTATCCGATAAGATCAAGGGGAGGAATTTCGTATTCTGAGAGCATTCTATTCTTAATGTCTTGAATCTCTCTTTCTGCATCATCGTAGATTTCTCTACCATTTAGTTCGATGCCACCAGGAAGTTTTGCTCCCTTGAACTTGATTAAGTTCTGACCCCACTGTCTCTTAATTAAAGCAGTTAGATATAACTTTACGAAAGAGTCATTGTATACGTTAGTAAAATCATCTGGATTAATAATTCTGTAGCAATCTAATACAATATAATCACTAGGCACTGCGCTTGCCCAGTCAATATCCATGTACAATCTATTTTGTCTTTTATTAAATCTGACTTGCTTATCTGTTGTCAATAAGAAATCAATATCTTCAAGATAACTCTTAGTCATTGCATAGGAAAGAAGACCCTGATATCCAAGGTCAAATGCAATGTCATTCAAGAATAACTGATACTTGACACTAAACATTCCATTAGAAATAGAACTAGAGTCAAACTTAAATACTTTTTCAATTCCAATAATAGAATCTGGAACTTGAATATAATTACCGTTCTCGTACCAAGTGAAATTAGTCGTTACACCAACAGCAGTCTCGCTTGAAATACCTGTCCCACCAGGACCAGCTCTTCCACGATCTTTGTCTTCTGTGGTAATTTGATATTTTAAGAAGGTCCTTACAACACCATCAAAATGCCTTTCATGAAACAACTGGAGAGCGTCGTCTACGGCATCATCAATCTGCTCATCGGCAACGTTGATTTCCAGAACAGGGGCACCAAGTTTTCTAAGACAATAATCAATGAGTGATTGTCTACTATTCGGTTTTGCCATCAGAAGGAGCCTCCGTCAAATACGTCTGTCCACACTGGAACACCAGATGCGTTAGTTGTGAGAAGATAATTAGAAGTTGTAATACCACTAGTTGTCGCACCACTGCTGACGATTAATCCGTCACCATCAAAGAATGCGATTCCATTAGGACCATTGTAATCACCAGAATCATAATAAATGCCATCCGTTGCGGAAAGGAATCCGACAATGTTGACGTGAGTGCTGATGGCAACATTGCTACCAATCTCAGAGTTTAGAGTCAGAGCACCCGTCTTGCTATTTATTGTGTTATTGCTAGCAGAACCAATCTCGATGTTAGCTGCTGTTGTAATACCAGAGACTTGTAATGTGTCAGTCTCAGTATGACCTGTTACATCAATACCATCAGCAGTGGTTTCAAATGTCTTGGTGTTGTCGTAGTAGAGTTCTACCGCTCCATCTGTAATGAATTTAGCTTTAGTTTCGGCACCATTTATATTGCCAATAATTACTTCACTATCTCCCCAGATGTTTAGATTTCCAGGTCCAATATCTTGAATAACAGATCCAACTGCAGGATCTGAAGAATGATAAATCTGTAGGTCAAGATCATCACCAAAAGTTAATTTATAATCATCCAGAAGTTCAACTGAATTTTGGAATGTAGAAGCAGCAGAAACAAGAACACCGCCAGTAATCGTTACACCATGAGTAGTGGTTTCAAATTTCTTGACGTTATCAAAGTAAAGATCTACTGAACTATTCTTGTTAAATTGTCCATATACTTCATTACCACCAACATCAGTAATCCTTACATCGGAATCTCCCTGAATGAAAAGAACACCAGTTCCTTCATCTCTAATGACTGAGTGTGATCCATTATGGAAGATTTTTAAGTCATCAGAGTTACCAAAGTTCAGAACATTGTTGTCACCGAAGTAAACATTATCTTGGAATGTGGCAATACCAGAGAACGTGAAGTTGGTAGCAAAACCAGAACTAATGTTGATGGTATCAAACTCACCAAGAGGAGAATCGACTTGAGTGAGAGTAGCAATGCCACTGGCATTAATATTTTCAACTAGAGTATCACCGACAACATCCAGTCTGGCTCTTGGTGAGTCTGTTCCGACTCCAAGATTTTGGTTGTTATCCAACCGCATTCCTTCAACAGCATCAGTATTGAATCTGATAGTTCCGTTAGAACCACTGTCGTCAAGAGCAATTGAAGTATCACCTCTCTGGAAAGCATCAATCTGAACGACCTGTGCCGTCAAGATACCAACAATATTCACGTTACCGACAACATTAACTTCACCAGAACCAGCGGGGTTAATGTTTAGATCACCCGAAAGTGTTTCAATACTGTTGCCCGAGATAGAAACATTGCCAAACTGACCACTGGTTGGTGTGATGACGCTGCTATTTGTACCATCAGTGATGGTCAAAGAAGAAAGTGCCTGAAGACTTGTTACTTGGTTAGTGAACGATACTGTTCCGTTTTCTTGGTCAACAAAGAATGCCTCACCAACTCTGAAATCACCCTTATGGTCAATGCTGACATAGGAAACTTCACCGTTGTTCAGTTCTGTAACTTCGTTTGCTTGAACAGCAAGGTTGGGATCGTTGGAGAAATCTCCACCAGCACCAATAAAGTTGAAGTTAACTGCGAAGAATCTCAGAGTAACACCGTCACCATCGGCAACAACACCCTTCTGACCATATTCAACAGCACATCCAACAGAACGCATGTCAGCACCAAACTGACTAAAGTCTGCCAATGTGAACTTGGTTGCGGTTCCGATACCACCACCTGCTTGAGTGATGCGGATGTCCTGGTTAACAATGATGTCATCAGATGTAGTAGTTACACCAGCGGCACCGTTGAAGTGAAGAAGAATAGAGGTATCTCTGTCACCTAAAAGTTCCTCTACTGGGGCAGTAAAGTTTGATGTATACTTACTGACATCTTTTTCAACTCTGAACTCATCAATGTATCCCTTATAAGCACCTGTAGCACCATCATATTCGGCACCAAGGACCATTGGCTTGGTGCTTCCATAGTCATTGCTATCTGAGTAGGTAGAACCCTCTTGTGTGCCGTTAATGAATAGTTTTGTAGATGTGGACTCTCTGGCAAGAGCAATGTGATAATAAGTTCCAGTGCTCAATCCTGTATTACCAAGAATGGCAGTCGTAGCACCTACTTGTACACCGATACTAGCACCAACAGAAACGATGTTAAGAGCAGTATCAGATGCTGACCCATTTCTTAAGTCAAAGATTGTTTTCTTACCAGTGATTTCATCTGGTCTAATGAAGAACTCAACGGTGAAGTCGTTCGTTCCAAAACCGAATCCACCAGCAGTTTCGGCACTAATAGAATCGTTTGTACCGTCAAGATATAGTGCTGCTGTACCAAACTTGGGGAAGTTCGTGGAAAGCTGTGCGTCACCATTGAAGGTAACTGCCTGAGCAGATCTGTTTGACAGAACTTCAAATCCAGTGCTCTTACCAGAGATTCTGAAGTAAGTGGCATCGGCACTAGCAACAATACCAGTTGCCAGACCAGTTACACCGTCAGTATCAAAGTAGGTAACGGTGTTGCCGACTCCAACGTCTGTCGTGAGACCAGTTGCTCTCAGTCTTGTCTTACCATCAGAAGCGAGTCCAACAGTGCCAGACGTACCTTCAATACCAGTTGCAGCAAAGTAAGAGAAGCAGTTCAGGAACTCAACACGAGCTCCGTTTGTCATTTCAATACCCTTACTGTTTGGTACAATAAAAGTACACTCATTGAATAGGAAAGCTGCCTCCAGAGAATCACTGGTTACTTCAGAACCATCAATATAAGCACCACCACCAGCGATGTAAGAGGATGGTGGAGAGTCAGCAGAGTTGTAACCATATGGATCATCAGCAGTGGTGTTACTACCAAAGTTCAGAACGGTTACTCTCTGAACATATGGAGATCTCTGTGTAATACCAATTCCAGGAGCATACTTGAATGCATAACCTTGATTACCAGCAGTATCAAAATACTGACCACCAATGGTAAGGTCTTCAACAACGGTTCTGTTGTTCATCAAGAAACCATCTTTCTGCTGAGTAGCAGTGGTGGGCATAATCTTCGTAGCACGAAGACCAGCACCTTTAACTGTCAGTCCCTCTGGAACTGTCAGTGGGAATGTTTCTTCATATACACCAGCTCCGATATTCAGAATATCATTTTCACCAATGTCACTGATATTTGCTAAAGCGTATCCAATTGTTCTCCAGGGTCTTTCTGCTCTGTTTCCTTCATTTGCGTCACTTCCATTTTCAGCAACAAAATAAGTGCTACCAGGAGCAAACGACGTGGAGATGTTTGCTTCTTGAGGATTTTGCCAGATTAACTTACCACCAGAAATAGTCAGGATGGAGTTAGCGGCACCTACATTGTTGTTGCTGTCATAGATGGCAGTATCAACTCTTACAATCTCACCAGTGACCGTTGTAGCACTGACAATACCACTTCTGAAGGTAATTGCCGTTCCTACGGTTAACGTGTCTGTAATCGTGGCATAGGTGCCAGTCAGAGACGTTACAATACCAGTTGTAATCTTGGCATCAAGAGCATCAAGATTTTCTACATCCAGAGTTGGGATTGTAGATACACCAGTTGTGATGAGGTTGGCAATGGTGCCAACACCAGTGATATTGATATTTCTACCACTTACCTCATCATATACAACGTCACCAATGACGTTAAGGTTACCAGCAACGTAAACATCATCTTGGAATGTTGCTACACCTACTACTGTAGAGGCACCAGATACTTGAATGTCAGTGACAATACCAGCAGTAATGTAGGCACTGGTAATCATGCCAACGTTAATGTTGGCAGCAACTAGATCAGCAGTATTAGCATCAATCGTAGTAATTGTAGCAGCAGTACCGACAATATCAGTAATGATGCCAGCTGTGATCTTGACATCTTTTGCGTCAAGAACTTCGATATCTACTGTATTAATCGTCGCATAAGTACCAACCTGACTGGTTATAATACCAGACGTGATTTTAACATCATTAAGATCAGCAGTTTCAGAATCAAGAGTGGTGATTGTACCAAGACCACTATTGAAATTGGCAATAGTACCAACACCACTAATATTGAGATTACGACCTCTTACCTCATCATATACAATATCACCAGTTACATTTAAATCACCAAGGACATAAACATCGGATTCAAACCTAGCGTCACCAACTACGGTAGATGCACCAGATACTTGAATATCAGTGAAGATGCCAGCTCTAAGTGTAAGGTCTGTAGCAACAAGATTAGTTACATCAACAGTGGTGATAGTGGCAGCAGTACCAACAATATCGGTAATGATACCAGCAGTGATCTTAGCATTAACGATATCACCTTCTGTAGCATCAATCGTCGTGATGGTAGCAGCAGTACCAACAATGTCTGTGATAATGCCAGCGGTGATATTAACATCTCTGGCATCTAGAGTCTCAATGTCTACAGTCGTGACTGTGGCATAGGTGCCAACCAGAGAGGTTACGAGACCTGCAGCAATATAAGCATTGGGTACACCGACACTTACACCAACAGACAGAGAATCATTGATGGTGCCAACACCAGTTATAACGAATTGTCTTGCGGTAAACTCGTCGAAAGACAGGTCACCTGTAATATCTACATTTGCTTCAAAAACTACATCATCTTTAAATGTCGAAATACCAGAAACCGACAGTCCACTTCCTACTTGGATTCTATCGATTAAAGCGTTCTCGTTTGCAGAGAGAACCTTTCTGGGTAGCAGAACACCTTCCTGAGTAAGATCATCAGGAAGTCTCTCCATGTAGTACTGACCACCTACAGGATAAGGCAGTGTGCTTACACCAGCAGCACTACCAATGTAGAGTTTCCTGTAGGTGCCACCAACACCAATATTATTAATATCGTAAACGTATACTAGTTCACCATCTGTCGCACCTGTACCTACTGGAGGTAAATCAGGTAAACCAACACCAAACGTTCTTTTTAACTGAATCTGACTGGGCATTAGTAAACACCTCCATCAACATTTAATTCAGAAGCGGTAGAAGCGTTAACCCACCTTCCAATCGAACTTTGATACACCAAAATTTGACCGTCTTGTTTATTTGTAATACTTGTGTCGGTTAGAGATTCTAAGGAACCACCTCCACCTCCACCACTGCCAGTAGCACCCGTGGTTAAAACCTTAACCGCTGGTTGCTGACCAACACGAACTTTTACCCTTGTCATTACCTGGTAACTCCTCCTCTGACAAGAACGGTTCCCTCTACTACTCGTGTTCTGGTCCCACCAGTTTCAATTACCAAATCATAAACATATCTTCCAGGTTTTAATGTCGAAGTCAAAGTCGATCCCATTGAGACACTGATGACACCACCAGCAGCATCGGTCACGGTTGTTTGGAATGGTGTGCTAGTTGTTGCGAGAAAATGTTTTCTCAAAGCAGCACTATGTGCATAACCAGTCAAATCTAAAGCACTGTCAGACGATGCATCTGCCAATGTGAATGATTGGTCAAAAGTTGCACCAACATTTACGCTTAGATTTGATATGTATACGGCAGCCATTTAACGAAAAGCACCCTATAGAGGTATTTATCTACCTAATAAGTCATGAACTAATCTTTTCAATTCATTTACTTCTTCGTGAAGATTAGAGAGTTCTTTTTCCATGTCTCTCTTCTCTTCTTTTTGTTTTTTTAATGTATTTCTTTGACGGACATATTCTAGATATGCCCGTCTATCTGTATTGACTATCGCTCCAGTATTTTGGTCACGATAGAGATTTTGATGTCCCTCTACTTTTATCATGCAAGAGCCAGTGTTCTGATATCTCTGAACATTGGAACCTTAGATTGATTAGTTGTTGTACATACAATCTTAATTACATATCCAGTGAACTGTTCCAGATTATCAGCAGTGAACTGATATTCTAGATAATCATTAGGTGTCAAACTTGGTGGGACAATTGCATCTGGATGTCCAGTGTTTGCAGCAATATTTTGAACTTGATCACCGAATCCATCACCGTCAGTATCAATGAGATTCTCATATCCAGGGAAGAGTTCGTATGTTTGATCAATCTCACTGGAGTCTGCTCTAACCAACTTATACAGAACTCTGAAGTCGGCTTCAGATGGTCTGACAGCAGTAAGAAGAACTTTCAACGAACTAGCAGGTTGCTGAAGATCAATTCTTTGAGAAATATAAATCGCAGAATGTGGATCTGCATCATCAGAATTGACTCTGGGATCAGTTGCATAATTCATTCCAGGATTATCAATTCTGCTAGAGAGAAGTTGCAGAGATGCCTGATCAAGATTGATATATGGTGAAACGTAACTATCTGTCGTTTGAAGTTCTACACCAAATGTGAGAGACTTGCTACGAGGAAGATCAGTTGTTCTAGCGTCTTCATTGACTTTAGAAGCAATCAATCTTGGAGTCTCAAGTTCGTTGATGGTATTAATACCAACAGATTCAAATCCCTGATCGAGGAATGATACCTCTGTTCCGTTAATACTGGTTCCAGAGACTGTTCTTACTCTTGCAGAAACACTGGTTCCTTCTCCAGGTGTGACAACATCAAACTGAGGAGCAATGTAGTTAAACTGAATGTTTTGAGTTGCCTCAGCACGGTTTCCACCAACGAGTGCATTTGTAGTGAACGAAAGTTGTGGTTCCTGATTGGTGTTGTCATCAGTGTCTCTATTAGATCTATCGATTTGAATGTAGTATCCATCGATAGTCCTATCAACAGAACCCATGTCATGAGTCTTGTTAATTCTTCTCAAACCAACTCCATTCAATTCATACTTACGAGCTTGATCATTGGTTTGGTGTGCAATAGTCAGAGTGTTATCAACACCTCTTTGAAGGACACCAACAGTTCCAACACCAATAGAATCATAAGCAATGATTTCTTCATTGAGAACCAGATATCCAGTGTTTGCAGCACCAACAGCGATTCCTTCATAAGTAAGCAATCCAGATGTATTTCCAAGAGAGATTACGGCATCATCAACACCAAGAGGTGCAGAGAGAACATTGATTGGTGTATTTGGTTCAATCTTGGAAAGGGTTACCTTATTATTATCAGCATACATTCCATGATTGTAATGATCAACACCGAACCAAGATCCATCATTGACATCTCCTGTAGTTACATTTGAAGATGTAACATCAACTGCAAGTAACGTAGTGGATGAAGCACCTTTGATGTTTCCAGAACCATCGTAGTAAGAGAGTGCGGCACCTACCTGCATATCCTCACCTTGAACATTGGTCAGATATAAGGTGTCAATACCCCAAAGATTATCAATGTTGATAACAGCACCGTCACCGAAACCACCCATCTGAGATGTGACAAGTCCTACAGTATCTCCAACAACATATCCAGTACCAGAAGAAGCGACGGAAACTGCAGTTACATTACTGATTCCCATTCCAACAGTGACGTTAAGTTGTAGTCCTGTTCCATTGCTATTAATATTAAAGGTATCAACAGTTGCATCGGGTGTTCCATACCCACTGCCACCAGTGAATACTCCAACTCCATTTGTGGGAGAAAGAGGACCACCCTGTTGCTCAACAAATCCAAAGGTATATCCCTTAGCAGATGTTGTTACTTTTCTTCCAATAGCAAGAGTTGTAATTCCTGCTTGTCCATTAGCATAAGTTTCAATACCAACAGTAAGTTTTCTTGGATAGGTTTCAATAGGATCTTCACCAAGAATTCTAGTTCCAGCGTTACTAACATCAAGTTTTGGATTATAGAAGAATGCAGTTCCAGCATTGGCTGTGAAGTTCGCACGATAAAGTTTGAACGTCATGTCTTCATACTGATTAGCAGTCCAAATAGACCCGTTCTGAGACAAGAACAAGGAACCCATGGAGTATTGTGTTGCGTAGACAACACCAGTTGCAGCAGGTAGATCACTGGCATTAACGGTCTTCTGACCCATCTCAGCAACCCACACTTCATACTGATCTGTGTCAGCAAGAAGAACAACGGCAAATTCTCTATTCGGTTCCAGATAAATTGGTGATGGGAACTTGATATTTGTCGCAACGCTAGCATCCCTAGACGTTACAATATCACCTGGTTTTACAAGAACCCTAGCAGCTGGTGAGACAAGAGTTGTTGTTGGTGTGCCAAGTTCCATGGTGCGAAGTTGAACTTCGCAAGGAATATTTCCACCGTCTTTATTGGCAAAGAAGACATCAACAGAAGTGATAAATGCTCCCTCATCTTCAACCAAGAAGGATTGTGCCAGTGGATCATAGAAGATTGTCTGTACTCTCTGTCTAACAATGACACGTCCATTCGCAGTGTAGTTTGTAACTGCTGAGGAAATCAACTTACTACCTGGCAGTGGTTCTGCGTTGGTAGCACTGGTGGTAAGTTTATATTCTTTAGTTCCTGTGGTAATTCTGACCGCAGGTGCTGGTCTTGCTAATGGATTTCTGAGGAAGAATGTGCCTTGGAGATCACCACCATTATCGGCAATCAACTTAATATCTGACACATTTGCCTGAGCACCACTGCTAAGACCTCTCAGTCTCGCACCAACTTCAAGTCTTCCAGAGAAAGCACCCTGAGCTTGTGCTGCAAGTGCTACGATATCAACGTTGAGAACTGTAGAAGCAAGTGAATATTGTGTTGGTAGTGTAGTTGTATTGTCATATGGGTTGATTGTATAAGATACTGTTGGGGTAGCAAAAGCACCAGACTTGTGATCTGGTCTCGCAAGTCTGAATCTAATGATGTCAACACCACCGACAGATCCAACAACGGTTTCACCAACTTGGAATACACCTGTTACATCTTCGACTTCAACCAATTTGGGAACAACATCCACACCACCGTTTCCATCAAGGAATTGATAGTATCTTCCGTATGGTTTATTTCCTACAGAATCAAACGCTACATTTCTAGATCGCATAAAACGATCAGCAGTATTTGATACAACTCTTACTCCACCAGAACTGCTTCCTGCTCTGCCTGGGTTTGGAATCCAGGAAACCTGGGCAGCACGCCAGAGATTTCTAACCCAGAAGTCAGACTTTGGTGTAAGATCAACACTTCCGTTATATAAAACAACGTTGAATGGGTTTACGTTCTCAACCTTAGTAGCATGTGGTTGACTCAGATACTCAACTTCATCATAGTTGAGTGTAATCATTCGACCAGTCTTAGTGACATTTGGATCTAAGAGATCAAAATCAACACCGAGATCGATCTCATTATCTGGAATATTAACATTAGATGAAACGAGAGCATCTAGTGAAATTGCATCCAAGAATGGTTTTAATTCATTATCTTGTGGAAGCATTACCGATCTAGGATCGATAAAGTTGGCATTTCTAAAATTATCAACAAAGAAACCAGACTTAAATCTATTAAGTCCCGTGGTATCTTGAACCTGAAGTGATTGAGTCTCCAATTCCAGAAGATTCAAAGAGGTTACTTCCTCAAGACTTTCAATCCTATCCTCAAGTTTTCCGATATCACGCATAGTGTATCTTCTATTATCTTCCATCGTGATGGAAACATTATCAAGATTATAAAGATAGGCAGGAAGTTCAAGAGTCGCTAGAAGCATTGCTTCACTGTTCTTATCAGGTGCCTTTGGATTTCTATCAGGAACACCTTCTACATATACGAATTTGCCAAGTGTATCGACATACAATCTGTCAATTCTAGGAGCGTAGAACTTGTACCCAATTACAGAACTTTCATTAGCAGAAAGAATAATTTTGGGTTGATCCGTGAATACTCTTGATTTGAAATCAAATGGTGATGCTGCTGCACTGCTTGGATCGAAGACAGCAACTCTAGGTCTAAAATCTAAAGTATCCGAAGCTCTTTGCTGCTGATTTCCGATGAGTGGAATATCCTCAGAAAATCTCTCTGCATCGTAACTATCTACAGTAAAGATATCACCCTCATCATTAGAAGGCACGGTGTAATGATCATATACAACGAAAAGTCTTCTGGTTGGTTCAGAATAACCATCATTTCTTACCAATCTAGCATAATCATAATACTGACTCTTTTGACCTTTATCTAAGGTAAATCTATTGGTAACATCAGTATATCTTCCAGATACAATTGATTGGATTCTTCCAATCACATTTGACTCTTCAAACAATACATTTTCTTGAGTTGTAAATCTACTCTCGGTGAGATAGACAAATGTGATTTGATTAGCACCTTTTGTCACTACTTTTGCAATGGCACCTGAACTTGATCCGATCAAGTTTTCACCAAGGATTACGCTATCATTGATGTCAGGATTTGTGAAGAAGTTGAGAGTGTCTAAGGTTACTCCAGTTTCATCAATTGATTGAAAAACAGCAAATACATTGGCAACATCTGGATAGTTTAGGCAGATTTCTTTATCCTGAACTCTCAATCCATAAAAAGTGCTCTTTTCGAGACCGTCATTGATGCTGCTGTTTGCATCAGTTCCAGAGTTACTATACTTGGATCTGGTTACCTCAAGAGTTCTTACTCTATTGTAGACCTTCTGTTTATTTTGAACTGCAGTTTTTCTGACTGTAGCAATGACATTTACGTTAGATTGACTTGCTCTAAGTCCATTAATAGTGACAACATTTGAGGAGATTGATACTTGATCATCACGGAGTGGTTCAACATCACCATCACTATAAATGACGGAATATCTTTCCTCATCAAATGCTTCAAAAAGAATATCTGTAAGACCAGTGATATCTGTAGCAGAGAGTGTAAGAACACCTGCGGCATTGGTAGTTTTTCCAGTTGCCTCTACAGTTGCTTTCAGAGTAGAACCAGTAAAATCAACTGTAGCGATGTTTCCATCATCTAACTGTGCATACAGGAATCCTTCATCTTCATTTCTGATAGTGGATCTTCCTCTTCTAAACTGCACTGTTGTGGTAGAAGTTGGAAGGGCACCATCAGCAACGTTGTTAACACTATGAACAGATTCTAAGGTCATTTTCAGACCATCAGCAGTAATAGAATTTACTCTATTAAATGTTGCTGTAGAGAATCCAGGTCTTTGATATCTAATGATGTCACCAACCTTAAAATTGGTAAAATCATTTCCAGCAGAAGTTGTGATGCCAGCTGGGTTAATATTAATTGTATCAGCAACAGTGAATCCATTGGGGACAGTAAAGTCTAAAACTGTGTCTGCCGTAAAATCAGTGGTGTATCCAGATAAAGAACTGCTATCTTGGAAAACCATCTTGACATCACCAGCACCATAAGACTTAACGTTATTTACGGTTCTGGGTGTTGTAGAGATGCCGTTGATACTAATAGATTCTCCTTGAATAAAACTACCAGCAGTTTGTCTCAGGAAGACATTGGAGCTACCTGATCCTACAGTTGTGGCATATCCAGTTGCACCACTGCTCAAACCTCTAATGAATGAGGTATCTGGCAATTCACCAGCGCTTAGAGTATTGTTTAATTGGATTCTGGTATATGTTTGAACGTCATAAAGATAACAATCATAAATTGTTGTCTCTGTTCTGGCAATACTTACCTGAGATTCTGGTTTTACTGTATATACTCTTGCTTCACCAATCTGAGTTCCATTACTACCACCAGTGTTATCTCTTCTCTCGTCATAAAGTTGAATAGCATCTTTGAACTTGGGAATACCATTGACGTTGTTCAACTTGATGAGATTACCCATCTCAAAGTCAACAGCAGAAGATTTGACTTCTTTAGTTGCTCTAGTTTTGTTTACATCAAGAATTGTAGTTCCGTTCTTTTCTACGTCATATCCTCTGACATATGCAACACCTGGTCCTACTTTTAAACAGGCAAGATCATCATTAGGAATGCTTCCCTGAGATGTAGATTGATTAGAGAAGTAAAGTCCATCATTACCAAGTCTATCATTCAAAGAATTAAAGAGACCGATCTCAAAATCTTCTACAGAGTAATCTCCAGACTCATCATAAGTTCTCTTAGCGAGATAGTCACGAATCTGACTGTATTGAGTGCTCTTAATAATTTTTCTGATTTGACCGTTATCAACCCTGAGAAGTTCAATGAAGTTTACATCGACTGTATCGGTGATGCTCTTCTTACCAAGAACGAGTTCAATCTTTAATCTATCAGCACCTGGTGCAGTATAGTTAGAGAACCCTTTAGCATTATCGTACAGAGTTCCATCTTCTTTTGCTGTAGCGATGGTTTCTGCAATAACTAAACCAACCCTAAGCGATGGTTGATTACTGTACTGCTCAAGTAAAATAGTCTGCTTTGTTACTCTGACAAAAGCTCCTCTAAGGAACATAATGCCCTCACCAATGTGAGCGGCAGAACCAATGGATGTTGCATTTTCAGAGATACAGGTAGCAAATGTATTACCTGCAGGAATAGTTGTATTACCGTAATCTACTGCCTCTAAAGTCTCTAAATTTTCTCCATCAGTAAATGATGCAATTGCATCATTTGAGTTACCAGAGTCAATATATTTAACATATAGAGTTACATTATTTCTGTCAGAAAGTGTCTCTGCAAGAACATATTGAACTTGGGCAGTGACATTAGATTCCTGACCAACAATTCTTTTACCGACAAAATTATCAATGTAAACACTTACGTCTGTACCTAAGTGTGTTGCATTGATTTCTACAGCATAAAATTGATCATCATATGTTACGTTACCAGGGATGACAATAGATCCCTCTTTAAAAATATGACTGCCGAACTGTTCAATCTGATTCTGAAGAATCGATTGCAGAGTTGTCAGTTCTCTTGCCTGAATTGGGAATCCAGGTTTGAACAGCACACGATGATAATCCTTAGCAGGATCAAAATCATCATAGTAAGGATTGACATTGAGATTTGTCTGCTGTGGCATTTTATTAGAACTCTAATACGATTTTAACATCTTCCTTCTGTCTTTCATTCCTGGTAACAGAAGGTCTATTGTCAAGGTAGATGATTTCACCTTTCCTTTTATTTATTTCTGGATTTGCAAGACCATCTGTGAAGTTTACACCAAGGTTGACAACCTTTCCGTTGTTAAGTGTAGTTGTAACTCCACTGAAGTTTTGGTCCACGTTCACACTAAAAGAACCACCGCTCTTTGTAATTGCGTTAGAACTTGAGGTAAACTCAATTACTGGTGCTCTAGATCTTACATCAATTGCATCAGTTTCATCACTAGTAGAAGCATTGTAATACAGACTTCTGTCCTGATAATATCTAATGATTTTAGTTTCGGTATCGTAAGAAGCAACGATTCCTTTAGCCGTAGATCCAACACCAACAGTCTGCTCAATAGTATCACCAATCACCAAGTCTTGAGCAGCACTCTGAGTCTCATATTTAATAGAGAATAATGAAGAGAATTGATTATCAGTAAAGATCGTATTGGAATTTAAAATCGTTGGATTCTTGACAATACCCACTTGTGCAAAGATTGTATCATCGGAGAAATCATAAGATGAATTGTCAAATCTTGCATACATCAGAACTTTGTCTGCACCAAGTTCTTTGTAAACATTGAATCCATGTCCTCTGGATGGAGGAATGATTGGTGTCAATTTGGCAAATGCAGATGTCGCTGTTTGAACACCAGCATTTTCACTAGAAAGATCAACTCTTCCGAAGGAGTATCCACTACCACCTGACGTTACTTGAGTCTCAATAATTTGACCAAGAGAGTTTGTGGTTAGTCTTACTCTACCACCCTGACCATCACCAAGAATTGGGAATTCTTTAGCAGTAAACTGGGGATATCCAAGACCTGGTTCGTCAATAGCAACAATTTTAATTTGATTATTATTGACTTCAGAGTCTGCATTATCTCTAACCGCCTGAATTCCAGTATTAGTTGTAGTCAACCAATCATTAGGAACAGTAATATACTCAGTAGAGTCAAATTTAACAATGTCACTGGGGTTAATAGTATAGAGATATTTCCACAAATATCCATCACCACTAGTACCTGCTCTACTGGGTTCAACATCAGTGAATGTTGGTTCATCCAAAGAAGCCGATGGTGTAGTGGAAATGCCAGTGGCAGTTCCATTCTCTAAGCAAATATAAACACGAAACTCACTATTTACGACATAATAGTTGGAATCATACAGTCTATTTGAGTTTGTTACCTGCGATGAATTAGTGGCACTGTAATCATGCCGATAGTAATCATAGGTAGAACCCTGAACCCAATTCACCTTCCTAATCAACCTTCTTGTGTTAGAAGAAGTGACACGCTTACCAAAAAGCATGGTGTCATAGACATGATTGGAATAGTTTATATTATCGGTAGGAAACGGTGGTCCACCAAGATCATTCCAAGTCGATGTTCTACCATATCCAGATCCAGTAGGATTGGATAAACTCATAAAAGCATAATAAGAGTTAGCTGTATTTGCGACAGATGCCACAAAGTTTTCAGCATTCAAAATCCTAAATTGATCTGTAATAATCGCAGACATTATTAGCCTTTGTTTTTTCTGTATTTATAAGTTGAATTTTACTTTCGACTCAGAGCACCAGTCGATCTTAGTCCAGCATCTCTTCTTTGGATAGTTGGATAAGTTGTCATTCCAACCTCAAAGCTGTTTCCATCAACAGCAATTTCAATAGGATCATCCGATCTAGTTATGTTGGAAATTCTACCCCAAACAATTTTACCTGCTGGTTCTAGATAAGTACCAGTGGTTGCAATACCAACAATGTTGGTGTCTGGATCAACCTGGCAAGTGAGAATACCAACGGTTCCACTGAACTGGGTATAGTATGCTTCATAAATGTTATCAAGTTTATCAGTCGAAATACCAATAACATTTGTTGTTCCGATACCAACAGAAGTTGCAGAACCAACCAAAGTGGTAAGTCCAGTACCAACACCAGTATCAAGAACCAATACTCTATATCCTTGAACTAATTGCTGTCTCTCGGCAAGAGTTGGAACATCACGCAAATCAAGTTGGAAAGTAAGACCAAGACCCTCTGGTGGAATACTAAAGTGGTATTGTGATCCAACTCCAGAAAGGTTGAGAACATAGGCTCTCTCACCATCTGGTTTGGCAGTCATGGAAACTGTTGCTCCTGCACCAACACTCAATGTGGATGTGGTGGCAACTCCCACTGTGGTTACGTCATAAGGTGTAGACAAATCATATTCAATAATCTTCTCAGAATCACCACCAAGAACAATCATCTTATCGCCAGCAGCACTCATGACAAAATCAGTTGTTGCGGCATCGTCATCTGTCAATGCTTGACTACTAGCAAAAGAAACACTGGTGATATCAAAAGCACTGGACAGGTCATATTTGTAAAGTGCCGAAGAATTGGGGGAAATCGTAATAATTGCAGATCCAGTATCAACAACCTGCAGACCTCTGTGGTTCTGAGTTTGGTTAGCAATAAGAGTTGAAGTTTCAACACCAGCTTGTGTATCACTAGTCAAGTCCCAAGCGGAGGAAAGAGTAAACTCATTAAACTGTGTAACAAATGGTGCTTGAGAACCACGACCCAGAGTAAACATCTTTGTTCCATCATCACGGAAATAGATGTCATAGATGTTTTGGACTTGAGTGCTGATTCCAAGTTGGTTACTGTTATTGACAGTTGCTGTATCAATCTCAAAAGGAGTGGCAAGTTGCCATTCGGTAATTGTCAAAGTATTTTGATCAGCAACATACATTCTAGTTCCGTCAGGTTTCAGGAAGATTGACTGAAGATCATTCTTAGAACCATCGACGAGACTTATACCCTTTCTGTAGATGAGTTTTTCAGCGTCAAATGGATAGAACTCTTCCAATCTTGCAAATGCGGTAGTAATACCAGTTACAACACCAGCATATCCAGTGACATTAGTGTCAAGAATACCAGAGACCCTTTCTGTACCAACTGTAGTTGTAGATCCAATTCCAGAAGTAGGAATTCCTGCAACAAGAAGTCCACCAAAATTGCTATCTGGATCACCAGTTGGATCAACACCTAAGAACAGAGAAGTATCTTCAACAAAGAAAGTAGTGGTATCGCTTTCAACACTCTTAAGGAGTTTTGCAGTTGGATAAATTTGTGCTTCAAGTGAATCTCTCGATTTCGATATAAATTCTCCACCAATAACTCTATCAACCTTTTGCTTGGTCCAAGCAAGGAGTTTTGGTTCTGTGGTGCTTACACCATCACCACGATACAATGAAGTTTCTACCTCACTTGCAGATGTAATACCAACAATTGCACGATTAGAATCTTGAGATAGATTTGAGAAGGTGCGTGGAATTTCATTTAGTTCAATGCGTGGAGATCTTCTCAATTGAACTAAATCACCAGATTTAATTGTTTCAGTGGTTGCCTTAAGGAAACTATCAACACCTCCTTTTCCTCTATAGAAGAAGATAGAAACAACATCTTCTACTGCTGGTGGTTCAACAAAAGTGATTGAAGTGCCACCTTCAAACTCATATGCATTACCTGGTTCTTGAAGAATACCATTTATAAAGACAAGGAGAAGCGAGTTCAGATCAATAAGAGCAGAATCTGCATCTTGCTTATCAACCTCAAAACTAACCAGTTGGTCATTATATGCAAGTGGGAATCTAGTTCTATTACCATCTTGGAATGGTTTTACACTGTCAATATAATCCAATTCACCAAACTGCCATGATGAGAAAGAATCCTCGAAGGTATCAACAACTTCAATTTCAAATTCTCTAAAGTCATCCCCAGCAAGTGGATCGGTTGTCATACCAACAACTCTAACCTTATCACCTCTTCTGAATGAATATCCAGGTTTGGTAATATCAAACTGCTGAACCTCAAACAGAGTTGCTCCAATTCCAGTTCTTACTACACCACCAGCACCAATATAATTATATTTCACTTGAGTTGTGGCAGCACCAATATTAATGGTGAAGTTGCCGTCATCAATTACTGATAGAACAATATAGTCGCTAGGAGCATATCCAGGGAAGAAGTCACCAGCATCTCCTACTGGAGCATATGGTTCAAACTCCACATTGTTTACTTTAATGATGTCACCAGTGGTAAATCCATGTCCAGCAACGCTAACTGTGGAAATACCAAGAATTTCATCATAAACAAAGTTAGTAATTGGTTTTGAATTGTAGTATGTATTAATGCCCAGAACACCAACAGTAATTGACATCCCGATACCAGTGATTGTTGTTGCTCCCGTGGCAAGTCTAGAAATACCTTCAACTACCAGGTTATCATAATTTGGTTCTTGAATGTTGATAGTTGGATTCGTGTATCCACTACCAGCAGCAACAATATTAAACGCCAGAGTGCCACCAGCACCTACAGTAGCAGTGATCTGTGCAGGAGTTCCAGTGTGTCCAGACTCAGTTACTGCAATTGCAGGTGCGGTAATCGTTGAATATCCACTACCAAAATCAGCAGTAGTCCACTTTGCAAATGTTCCACCAGACTGATATGTGTGAGCAAATGTCACAACACCTACTTGAGTTTCAAATTTAGTGCTCGACAAAATGCGATTTGCATAGTAAGGACTGTATGGTTTTACTTCGTATGCGTCACCAGCAGATGCTCCAGC